CGATTTATTAGATTTCCACGCCATAAATATGCACACTCACGATCCTGACCTCTATAGTGCTGGAGATGAGTTAAAGGCTTCTAAAGGCTTTATAAGGGCATTAGAGGGCATATTTCCGCAGATGGTAGAGGTAGAGAGTAATCACTCTAGCTTGGTATATAGGAGGGCTTTAAAATACGGAATGAGTAGGGAGTTCTTGAAGGATTATGCTGAATTTCTAGGTACAAAGAAATGGAAATGGGTTGATGATTTAACTTTAAAAATGAGTAATGGACATAAATGTTTTTTTACTCACGGAAGGTCAGCAGATATATCAAAGGTATCACAAGCAATGGGTATGTCAGCAGTACAAGGACACTATCATACAAAATTTGTTATAAGTTATTGGGCTAATCCAGATAACATTTTCTTTGCTATGAATGTAGGTTGTCTAATTAATCAAAAATCTATGGCTTTTAATTACGCAAAAAACTTTAGAACAAGATTTATTATAGGATGTGGAATTATTTTAGAGGGTATTCCAAAATTACTACCGATGGTTTTGAATGATAAGGGTCGTTGGAATAAGAAATTAGTATAATTGAATTGTTAATGCTATGAGAATAGTCCAATAAATGAAAAGAGATATATAAAAAAAATGAAAGTTCACAGTTTTCATTTATACCTATTTTAAAAATTTTCAAGAATTATCTTTTTTATTATCGCTTTCCCCTTTCTTTAATTCTGTTTTTAGTTTTTCAAGATAGACAATCGTATCCCAACTTTCTTCTTGGACATCATTTATCCATTTGATACGAGATTTTGTAGCTTGTAGCATTGTCTTACCATATTTCTTTATGCCGTTTTCAGATCGTTTAGCAAATCGTTCAAGGATCACTTGGACAAGAGGATCTTTAGTTAAAACAAATGGGCGGATAAGTTTTTTAGAATTTGACATTCATATAATAATCGCAAAATTCATTCACACGGCAATAATGTAAACACCTAACATCTTCACCTTTTCTAAATACAACTTTACAACCTTTTCCTTCTTCTAATTTATTAGCTTTTAAATATTGATCCATTTCTTCTTTAGTAGGCAAAACTCGTTTAGCAGATTTACGACCATCAAGCATAAGAGCATAGCTATCTTCTTTTCGCCATCTTTCTTTTGCAGTACATAGTGGTAGCTTACTAGCTTTTTCAGAATCTTGGTGTAGCTTGATCCTAGCTTGAACATAATCGTCTTGTTCTTCTGGTGTCCACCTTCTTACAGGGATCATAACAACTTGTTTTCTAGGATAGGTATCTGATTTCAAAACTTGTAGTTTAGACCAATCCCTTAATATTGCCATAATTGATAAAGACCTAACCTTAATAGGTTTACTATAGCTAGTTAAAGTCTTTTGATTTTTACGACATAGAAAGTCCAATACATTTAATTGGTTTTCCCATTCGGGTTTAGGATTTGTTAAAGCATTAAGAGTAGCCCAAGCAGAAGTAACTTTAAAATCTATTAATCTTCCATCTCTTTCAAGATAAT